CGGGGATGGGAGACTATTACGTAGTCGATATTATTCAGCCCGGCACAAGCGCGACTAGCACGGATTATCTTCAAATTGGTGCTAACTCTACTCTGTACTGGCACGAAAAATAGGCTCTTTGAGCTCAACGAATGTACAATTTGCTTCCAACCATGCGATGTCCTCATAAATCAAATCCACCCGCCCACGTGCAGTGTGATCCGTGATGTCTGCCTTGAGCTGATCCCTAGGATCTGAATTGGCTAACCATATGCAAGGCTTGCCCCACTTAACCTGCACGGGATCCCGATAGAGTTTCTTTACTGTAACGACAGATTGCGCCCCCAACCACTCTTTGAAAGAGGGGAACATGGCAATGCCACCCCTCATATCATCAAAGATCGCGTATTCTGAGTCAGGCATATCTCTAAGGAGTGTAGCTCCTGATAGAATTCCCATGATGTAGACGTGGGGTCCGAGCGATCTAGCCCAAAGTGTCTTTCCAAGTCGTGATGCACCATAGAGTACAAGGCTCCTGCTTCTGCCTGCTTAGTCAGCAAGTTGAACAATTAAGCATTGAATATACCTTGCACGGGGGATTTGTTCGGTGTCGTGGCCATTGTCTGAGCGTAGCGAGTGGCCCGACAAATCCCCGTGCTGAAGGCAACGCTCCTGCCCAAACACCCCTAGCCAAGAATGTATCCAGGCAACCGAGCTTGCGAGGGCGGCAGTCACTTACCTTCTACTGGATCATCTCCAAGAGACTCTCCTCGCCATGTAGCCAACTCAGGTACCATTCCAAGGTCAAATTCGATACCATCGGGACCCACATAGGGTTCTCTGTCTTCGGCGAAGTATCGGTCGGCGTAGTCGAGAAGTTCGCGGTGTCGGAGGACGAAAGACTTTGGGTCCAGTTCTTGTACAAGTCGCAAAAACTCGTCGCGACTTTCTGCGCCGACAATCTGGCTCCACTTATTCGGAGTCGAAGGAAGTCCACCTGAGCCCGGCCTCCCCAGCCCCCCTGCAACAACGTTTCCATCCTTGACTGCATAGTCCCAACCGAACTCTGCACGACCTCGAGATGGCACAATGTTTGGGTGGCGGCCATTGACATCAAATACGTCAGATCGTCGGGACCGGAATTTTCGTCCGAAATCGCAGAAAACATGGAGGTGAGTACCTTCATCAACATGATCCTCTCGCCCAATGATGCACTCAGCTCCAAGGCCGCTGATATGCTCGAGAACGGTCCATTCAGATAGGTCGCCAGACTGCGCATACGTGAGGAGGACATAGCGTGCGTGAAAATCGAATGATGAAGTCATGTGATGGTGTCCCTCGAGAGTTCCTGGGCAAACTAATATTATAGCCCAGGGACGGGGACAATACGCAGTATAAATACCACGTCACTCCTCACTTGATTTCAAATCAATGACATCGCAAAATGGCTTACTCCCGTTATCGCCGCAAACCCCGTCGGTCTTACCGAAAGTCCGGCTCCAAACGCCGTTCCGCACGGCCCTCTCGCTCCATAGGGAGAACGCGACGTTACACCCGGAAACGGCCAATGTCGAAACGCAGTATCCTCAACACGACCAGTACCAAGAAGCGCAACGGCATGTTGTCTTGGTCCAACACGACAAACACGGCGACAAGTAGGCCTATGGCACAAGGCCCTGCATACATTAACAGCACTGGCGCCTTTTTTGTATACTGCCCTACTGCGCAAACTCTCGATGGCCAGTCCACGGTGGCTAACCAGGCCTCCCGTACCGCCTCCACCTGCTACATGAAGGGACTGTCGGAGCACATCCGTATTCAGACGTCATCAGGCATCCCATGGTTCCACCGTCGTATCTGCTTTACGATTAAGGGGATCACCCCGTTCAACACTATCGTCAGCAGTGATGCCCCCACTATCACGTACGCTCCGTATGTGGATACTTCTAACGGTATTGAGCGCCCATGGCTGAACACCAGCCTCAACAATATGAACGGCACTTTGGCTGCCATGTGGGCCCAACTTTTCAAGGGTCAGAACGGAAAGGACTGGGACGATCTTATCTCTGCCCCTGTCGACACGTCACGTCTTACCCTCAAGTTTGATAAGACTTGGACCATGCAATCTGGCAATGCCAATGGTGTTGTACGAGAGAGGAAGCTATGGCACCCTATGGGTCATAACCTAGTTTATGACGACGACGAATCGGGTGACATTGAGGCACCCAGCTACTATAGCGTGGAAAGTAAAGCGGGGATGGGAGACTATTACGTAGTCGATATTATTCAGCCCGGCACAAGCGCGACTAGCACGGATTATCTTCAAATTGGTGCTAACTCTACTCTGTACTGGCACGAAAAATAGGCTCTTTG